ACACATACAATGTACAAAGTCATAGTTCTTATGAATTTCTTCTGGATTGCCGAAGAATCGAATTACTAGCTGTGTTTTATTTTTCAATGTAATTGCATTATCGGAGAAAAAGACTGGACGATAGCTATTTAGATTTTTAATGTCTTTAATTACTTCTTCATCTTCATAAGAGAAAGCTGATTCTACAAACTCATTTGCTTTTGTTTCAGTAAGTGTTTCAAAGTATTGATACTCTTCTTGAGTTTCACTTACAATACCTGCAGACTTAATATAGATTACAATTCGATCTTCTTCTTGACCTTTAATATTAATTCGCTTTTCTTCTTTTACAACAGGTGTTGTATTAGAGAATGTAGGCGATTTTAATTCAGGTTTCATTTTATTGAATTGTTCTACGTAGTACTCAGCAATTGCTTTTGCTGCTTCTTTGGTTCTGAAATAAATATCATAATCATTTATTTCTTCACCAAGTAGCATAGAGGTTATTGCACCGCCTGATACAATCGCATTTGTTTCAAACAAGCCTCGTATTTCTGAATCTTCAATTGACTTGGCAATATTTGTTAATTTCTTTCTTATTATTATTTTAATTGTATTAGCTTTCATTCCAGTCATAGTATTCTCCTTAAATGTCAATAATAGATCGAAAACCCACAGCTCTTGGTTGTCTAGGTTTGTCTTTTACTCCATGTGCAAAGTAACGGAATTTTAAAAGTTCACCGATATATTCATCTCTATCTTCCCAGATTTGTTTTAGCTGATCATGACTAAAAGCACCTGGAGCTATAGAAATTTCTTGGTTTTTAAAGTAACAAATAAAGTTTCCAACTGTATTTGCTGGAACAAGACCTTCTTTTGCAGAAGATCTTTTGGCATATCCAAGTTCATTCTTTTGAAGTTCATTGTTATTATGCATCTTCTCTTCAAAGCCAATAATAACAGCTTCATCTTCTTGAAATCTTTTTAGCTTATATATAATGCCTTCTCTAAATGTTCCACGACCTTGTTTATAATGAGATAATGGAAACTTCATCATAATGCCTTCAAAGCCCATATCAAGGCATTTTTCTTCATATTCAATTAATTGATCATAATTATCAATATCTATATGTTCTACAAGTTGAATGTTTACATCAGAAAAAGTTTTCATTTCTTGTTGTAAAATTTCAAGACGATGAAAAAACATTTTTCCAAGATCATCAGGATGTGTCCAATCAAATACATAAAAAGTTAAATTGCCTGGTTTATTCTCAGACATTACATAACTTTGTGTTCGATTGTATACTTCAAAGTCTGTTGGATTGCCTTCAATAAGTTCACCATCAAAATGCAAATACTTGGAAAACTCTTCTTGTACTTGAAATGATGGCAACAATTTTCCTGTTCTTGAAAGACATCCTCCAGGCTTTACAATACAACGAATACCGTCGTATTTTGGAGAACACAAAAGCGGATATTGTAACTTTTTAAAATAGTCAGGATAACGAAGAGGGTCTTCACCTGGAGCTAACATTGGTTTAAACATTAGCCGTATAACCTCTGTTCTACAAGTTGTACAAATTGTTCATAGACACTTTGTCTAGAACCTTTTAAGCCAAACTCACTTTTAATGATAGAGTAGCTTGTACGCCCTTTAAATTTAAGCCCTTTTAATTCAAGCTTAAATCTATACTTCAATGCTAAAAGTCTTGCAGCTTGTATTTGCTCTGGTGTATCTAATATAGTTGTTGACATTTAAATTACCTCAATCGTCATTTCCAAAGTAACCATAGTCTTCATCTGTACCCCAACCTGCTGATGCAAGTGCAGATGCATGATCTCCATCCATTGAATCATCGTAATCATTCATTGGATCTTCATTTTCATCTTCTTTTTTATCTGCAAAGAAGGTTGAGTATAGATTAAGTCGATGTTCTATTGCTTGTTCTATTAATTCATTTGCTTCTATAGAAGGAAGTTTTTCTTTATTAAGAGATCTTAAAAATGATATAAGATCTTCAAAATAAAGATCAATTGCAATAAGGGTATCATGCTCAATATCATTAATCATACTTGTAGCCTCAATTAAAAAGGGGAGCAGCCAAAGCCACTCCCCTTAAATGATTAATTAATAATCACCTTCATCATCTTCCCATTCATCTTCTTCCTCTTCTTCTTCCTCTTCTTCTAAGAAGTCATCAGAATATTCTGGAACTATTTCATAGCCCATTAAAGAGGTTCCTGACAGTTTATCTTCCATAAACGCGTCAAGATATTCATCTTCACCACCTAACATTTTTATTCTCCTATCGAATTGGACAAGCGCCATTTACACATTCGTCGTCTGAAGAAAGTTCCAACATCTCATTAATTGTAGATATTGGTTTTACTTTAGCTTTCAATTCTTCGTATTGCTCTTTAGTTATTTCTTCATAAGGAGCTTGCATAAAGCCATGTTCACTATGTAACAAGAATGACAAACTCTTATGGTTATTTCTATAGTGCTTACTCAGATAATCTCTGATTGCTGGTATTTCTTCTTTCCTGTAATATATTGTACAAGACACAGAATTATCAGACCAATTAGCTTGTAGTCTACGTATTTCTTTTAGCTGATCTAATGCAGTCATTTCTCTTGCTAATTTAGTGCCTTCAGGATATGCAAATGGAAATGTAATTACAACTGTATTATAATCTTCTGTTCCATCGAAGTTTTTAACATACTCAATAGGGTATCCAGAATTACGACAGATATTTACAAGCTCATGGCCTGCAGCCATTCTAATTCGTCTATACATGTACTGTGCATAAGCTGGATGAATCCCAGGCGTAACACCAGGTAAAAGAGAAAGAGTGCCAGAAGGCTTAACAGTAGTAAGCTTGATAGAACGAGGTATGTTATGAATTTCAGAATACCTTTCATCAAAATCTCGTAAATACTCATAACCAGCATCCATCCAAGAATTTTGTTCTTCAGTGGCTTGTAATATACCAGTAAGACCAATACCCATCCTCATATTCTTATGTACAATAGCTTCTGTTTCAGGATGATGAGATTTTAATCTTAATGAATGTTTGTTTACTCGATAAAGTAATTCAAGTATATCTAAAAATTCTTCTTTAGATTCTACATTAGGTAAAAACACTTCAGCTAAACAACATGTTTCATAAGGAGCTAATGACTGTTCGGCACAGGGATTATATCCTTGGACTTCAGGATCAGGATACTCTTCTTCACCTAGTCTACCAACCTTACGGGACAGTCGTAAATTAATGAGTCCGTAAGGCTCACCTTTACCTTCGTACCCGTCCCAGAAGTATTCATGCAAGTCACGTATGTCGTCACAGGCGACAGAATTATTAGACATCGCTCTCCATGAAGGTATGTTGCCCATATCGAATCGTTTCGCGAGAAGGAATTCAACATCATCAGGATCTCCAATAGCTATCTGAGCTGAACGCCTGACATTACCTGCCACAATGATGTGACCTATAATGTTCATTATATCCAGCGCGTCAATAGGCTTTATTTTCTTTCCTCTACGCCTCATTAAGATTTCGGAGATTTTACCAATACCCCAACACAAATCCTCTGGACCTGAAGCAACTCCTCCAAATCCTTTAATAGGTGTTCCTTTCCCGCGGATAGCTTGAGTAGAATATGTAAAAGTTCCTTTTTCTTTGCGTTCGCTGAGGAAAGCTGCTTTAAGAGTTTTACCAAGGAATCTGACCCAGCCTTCTCTCGAATCTGGGATAATAAAGTCAGCTCCTCCAGAATCAACCCTTGTAGGCGCAGCAAACCAGTCTCTAACAACTGGCAGTTTATCGATGTGCTTTCGTTGTAAGTTGTAACCAACACCAGCTCCTAGGGCAAGCATATCCATTGCCCATGTAAAAGGTATAATAGGATGATCAATAACAGTAAATGCACAATTCTGAAGAGAGGCTAAACCAAGTCTATCTACTGTCTTTGTACCTAATTGCCATAAGAATCTTCCAGCAACTGAGCACTTTAAACTTAAGAAATAGTCTCTTAAACGATCTTCTTCATCTTCAGTAAAATTAACAAACAGTTGATTCTTGCATGCTTCAATGATTCGTTCTATTGTTTCGCTATATTCTTCAGTCCTATTGAGATTTTCAACAGGTCTTGCATAAGTTCTTTTATATGTTAAGTAACCAACAGAACTCCAGGGTATTGACATTTTTAACCTATCTTCGTGAATAGTTGAGGAGCTTCTGATACATGCTTAAGTCTGCCTGTATCAAAATCATAGTATGAACCACTTACAAAGCCTGTCAATCCTGTAAATCGACACTTCAAAGATGCAATTTCAATTGTATTTCGAACTACAGGATCTTCTGCCATTAAGTTTCTTGCAAAGGCGACTATGTCCATTGAAATCTGTTTAATGGAGCCTGATCCCTTAATATCGTCTAACGTAGGCATTTTACCTTCTTCAAATGCTTTTCCAGTATTACTTGTTTTTCTTAGATGAGAAACTAGACCTACCCATACTGGAAATCTTTTTACAAACTTTAACAGATCATTCATTACTTTATCAATTGCTTCATTTCCTGTTAATCCATCAGCTCCTTCTGAAACAAGGATTGTAATGTGATCGATAAAAATATACTTACAACCAGACAATGCCATGTATTCTAACTTATCAAGAATTGAATCATCTTTCATACCACCTTGATGGTCTAAGAGAACAATTCTATCATTTTCAAATACTCTATCAAATGCTGGTTTTAACTCTTCTAATGTTAATTCCTCTTTTGCAGGATTTTTCATTAGAACCATACCTGCTAATTTTCTAGCTGTTTCTTCTGGACTTTCTTCTAACGATACTACACCAACACTGTCTGTTGTATTTTCAATTATATGTAGTATAATTTCTCTTAACATTGTACTTTTACCGCAGGATGTGCCTGAAGTAAACAACGTTATTTCACCGAATCGCATTCCTTTTAATTTTGTATTGATACCACTAATACATTCAGGATAAGGAATTGATTCAGTATTGTTGTATACTACCAAGCGTTCCCATAGTTTTTCTTTTGTAATAATACCGCTAGGTACATACTTTTCTGCATCAAATACACACTGCATTAAAGCATCATTACCATGTAACTTTATTACATCACTAGCATCATTCTCAGGAAGCTTTGTTAATCTTACTTTATCAGCTCCAACTATCTTAATAGCTTCATTTTTTGCTTTATTACCTGCATCGTCTTCATCGAAGCATAATACAACTTCTTTAAATGATTTAACCCAGTCTCTATTTGCTAAAATAGATTTATGAGCCATTGCTGACGATGATAGCGCAACTATTGGATAAAACTTGCCATATCTTTTGTAAGAAGCTTCTGCTAAGCTTAATGCATCAATTTCACCTTCGCAGATAATTACTCTTTTTCCACCGCTTACAAATCTTTCAATACCAAACAAGTTCTCAGAATTCTTACTAACCCAGCTAAAAGACTTTGGTAATTCTCTTCTTTTGTAACATTCATTATTGTCATAAGGATAATAATGCGCTGTTATTTCTCCAGAAGAATCAAAGCTAACTTTTACACCATAGAATTCTAAAACTTCTTTTGATATTTTTCTATCAGCTAGTTTACTTGATTTTAAATTCTTTATTTCATCTATTGACAGTTTTTTAAACAAGATTGGAGGTGTGCTAATCATAGGTGCAGGATCTCCTTCTTCTTTACCGAACCAAGTTTGACAAGAAAAGCAAAAAGAAGTTCCTGTATCGTATTTGCGTCTAGCATCACTAGAAGCACACTTAGGATTTAAACAAGGATATTTCTCCTTTAGCAATTTTGCCATAATTATCCCTTCTTAAATCCGGTCAAGACCTGACTAAGAATAAACATTGTCATTGATAAAATTAACAAGTCTAATCTAGTTAATCCTGAGAGACTATTAAACAAAATATCATAAGCATTCATTAACATTAAAACAAAGCCAATAAAGATTAAACCCAATATAAGCTTATTCATCAAACGATTCCCAATTTTTAGCTCTTAGTAAACGTTCCTTGTGTCTATCAGTAATGCCTTCTTTAACAGACCAAGATACTTTTTCAATTAGAGTGTTATACCAATCTTTACTAGTAGGAGCTTCTACATAACATAAAGACCACGTTTCTGAGTAAGACAAAGTCCCTTTTGTCTTATACTGCTCAATACAGATAAACTCAAACTCATTACGTGGTCTTTCTTTGAAATGTTCTGCTAATGTCTTACTAGATGAAGAGTATTTTCTCCAATTACTTTCTTTTCCTTTATTTAGCTTTCCCATTCCTACAAACAACTTTTTACCAAGATAACATCTTTTTAAAACATGATCTCGAATTACATAAATAAATCCAACGCCATTACCCATTTGTTCTTCAAACTTCCAATGGCCATTCTGATATTTATTTTGTATTTGAGGAAAGCTAACTTTATTGACTAATGGCACAGTGCCCTTGTATTGCATTCAAAAAAGCTCCCTTATAATTTTCCAATGGTTAATTGAGAAGTAATCTTCAGGTGCTTTTTGCAAATGAATCATTTTGCCATTTGACAATAAATAATTATACCAATTTTCTTCTCCGTACGCTTTAAAATATTCTTCAACTACAACTTGCTGAAACTCTTCCTCAGTACTAAAAGCAGCTAACAACTTAGCTGCTTTAACTTCGCCCACTCGTGGCACTCCAGGAATATTGTCAGTAGGATCTCCTTTCAATAGTTGTTCATAATAATGTCTCATAGCTTCTTGTTCAGAGACTTCAATTAATTTCTTATGATGCATTAACCAGTGTTTACCTGGAATACATTTAAGATCTTTATCAATTGAGCAGATTATATAGTCTTCTCCGAACTCTTTAGCTTGTTCTGACCAGATTCTAATTAAATCATCAGCTTCACAACCATGTGATGGAACTGCTAGTTCTTCAGCAATAGCTAATTTTCTTAGTACTGGTACAAAGACATTTTGCTTATTAGGATCAGCATGCCTATTGAGTTTGTATTCAGGATACAATAAATTTCTAAAGTTATTATCGCCCTTTACTGCCATTATAAAGCTATCACAGAAAGTAATATCTAAAAGGTTTTGTAAATCTTTTTTAAGATTTTCCCAAGACTCTTCTAGATACTCTGCATCTTCTTCTTGAGTAAACTCTAATGGAATTTTCTTACCATTTTCGTCTAAGAAGATTGTAGCTACACCGTTATTAATTTGAGCTTTCTTTTCCCAGCGTGGTCTACAAGCTTGATAACATAGTACATCTCCATCTATTATTGCAATCATAGCCACTCCGGTCGTTCTCTCCCAGTCCATTTGTATAGATGTGTTTTTGCTCTATACCAATTTCGGTAAGACTCAATTACACAATCTGCTTTATATTCATCAGGCATTACCTTAACAAAATTTAATTCTATATTTGGCAATTCTTTTAACGGTTCTTCAAATGCATAAAAGATATCTTTACACGAGTGTTCTTTATTATAACGATACTCATATTCTTTACAAATTGATTTACCGTGTTCAATTAGCCACTTATAGTTATTAATAGAACTATTTACCCAGAGTGTACAAGGATGCTTCATATGAGCTTTTGACATTAGATATGGACCATCATTAACACTAGAAATAAGCTGAGCTGTTTCTAATATCATCTTAACAACATGTTTATCAAACATTTGATAAGCTATTTTATATGGATCTTTATCTAATACAAAGATGTTCATTCTAATGTACCTAATTGCTTTGAAATATTCATATAGTAATCAGTTCTTCTTATTTTCTTTTCAATATTAAATGTTGAGCTTCTTATGTCACTAATATTAATTCCTTCTCTTTCAAGCATTATTAAAATAGCCTGAACATCTGTCCATTCATATTGAAGTCTTTCAAGATTACTATTTGTATCATTATACTCTTCTGGGATATGATTCAAAGAAAATCTTAAGCATTTAGAAATTTCTTTTTGAACTTCTGATAATTCTTCACTCAAACAGCATAACAAGTATTCAACTTTGTTCATACGTCTGCCCTTGACACAATATGCTTGTAAGTAATATTTTGGTCTAACTTTGGATTTTCAGTGCATTTATATACTTTTCCAATAGAAAAGAATTCTAGTTTAGGAACAATTACTACACTTCCTTTTTCATAGAATTCTGTTGAAAGATATGTATACGGTTTTGACCAATAACCATTGCGATCATAAAATACAACTTCAACTCCAAACATTCTATTCTCCTTGATGAGGATGAGCCTTGCTGATTGATGTGTATCGCCACAATAAGAATTTATCCATTTTCTGGTATCTTTTCTTATAATCTCAACTCTACATTTAGAACAGTAATATCTATTTTCTTTAGTGAACGTCATACCAGGTGTCTCCAATTTTTCCTGAACCATCCATGATTTCTATTCCATAAAGTTTTGGACCTTCTTTAAAAGCTTCTTTACCTATTTGTGCAGCACGGTCAGCATATTCTTCAGGTACCATAAAATCAGCTTCATCGTGATAATAAATTAATGGTATATATGGAATATTTTCTTTCTCAAGAGTTTCCATAATAAACATTATAGCAGTAGAACAAGTAATCTTTTCGCAAGATTGTAATAAATAGACAAGAAGCTTATGATACGAGTCTACATAAATTTTATTACCAGCTACTGATGGAATATAACCATCACCTCTCTTACTTGTTGATGAATATATTGCTGCTAATTTTTCAAGCAATTTACTGAATCCAGGAACAGCCTTAATAAATCCATTCTTAAGTTTGTTGCCTTTCTTTTTATCTAGATACCCAAAGATGTATAGCCAGAGTTTTGCACCAGAAGCACCAAACAAGAAAGCATACAAGATTCTTTTTGCTTGGCTTCTTTCTACTACATGTTCAATGCTTAAATCATTCTTTAATACTGTTGTTAAAACATCAGCATTAGTTTGATGAATATCTCCATGAAGTAAGGTATCAATAAAATTTTCATCATCTAAATAATGAGCTAAACCTCTTGCTTGGTTACCAGAAGAATCACAGCCAATTACTTTCCAGCCAGCCTTTGCTTTAAAAAGCTTACGCATTTCTGGGCCCCATTTAGATACTGCATTACCCTTCTTGTCAATTTCACCTGAAGGGATATTTGCAATAATCATATGCCTTGTGCGCATACTTGGAGTACCAATAGGAAAACAATCGCCATGTAGATTTCCTTCACTATCGATATTCTCTAACCACGTTTTAAGAATAGCGTGTCTAGATTTTGTAGTTAAGAAATCTGTATAGAGTTTACCATCTCCTCCTAGAAACTCTAGACTATCCTCTGTAATCTTTGGAGTACTCTTTTCTTCAGTCTTTCTTCCAGTTAGTGGATCTTTCTTATAATTCCAATCAGTTGGTTCCCAACCATTTCTGAATAGAAATATTTTTACATCTGCTACCGAATCAAGACTTAATTTTTCAAAAGAAACTCTCGAATACTCGCCTTCAATTGGTCTAGATTCTCCTACAAAACCTGACCAAGGATCTATTTGAAACCAGTCTGCAGTGTGTGAAGAATAACAACCTTGTTGAGTCCATTTTGGAAATTTAGACTCTACAACTCCTTTCTTTTTATCTACAGCAACACACTTCATTCCAAGTCTTGCTTCTAATTTTTCTTTAGCATATTTCAATTCTTCTTCAAAGATATTATAAAGCTTATAAGCACCTTCTACATCAAATGGCCAACCATGGTAATTAGATTGTGTTTGCCATCTTACTGCAAAATGTTCTGCTTGAATATACTTTAAAATCTTTGGCTCTACTTTTGAAAGTTCTGAAAGTTCTTTGTAAAGATGATTGTATATTCTTACGTTAACGCTAACGTCTTGAATACAATACTTGAGCATTTCTTCTGAATATTTAGAAAAGTCATTAAACTTATATTTAGGGTATTCTAAGAATTCACCCCAATTCTCTAAGCTATGACCACTATCTCCAAATCTTCGGTAGTCAAGTATTTGAGATACAATCAGTGTATCAAATAATTTACAAGATTTAGGAACATCATAATTGAAAAG